AGTTCTTTCTTGGCTTCGATTGCCTTCTTCTTGTACACAGAACGATCATCATACATCTTCTGCATCATCTCTGGAAGAAAGCCATATTTGTCCACGCGAAATAGTTGCTTATTCGGCGTTAGAGTAACTTTCTCTTCCTTGAGATCGGATGTGTTCACCATTTGATTAAGCAATTGATCCACTGTTATCTTTTGCGATAGAATGGAAATCATCTTGTCTGTGTAAGTCTGTGGTTCGACAAGCGTCTCTGGTGAGAGATTATACTGCATGATTAGATGCGGATATAGACTGTTCAAGTCGAAACTTGCCATCCAATTATGCATACCGACAATTGGATCCTTTACGAATGCGCCCTCATAAGCCGCATTCTTTACATTATCGTTCTTTGGCGGAATGACGATGTTTTTTGTGCGAAGATGATTATAGATGAGCGTATCCCACATGCGAACTTGTGAGAAAATATCTTCATAATTCGTCTTGGAAACATATGCGAGAGTAAGTGCCAGTTCAATTAACTTTAGCTTGTCGTCAATCTTTTCAACAAGTTTAACGTCATGAATGTTATACTCTATGAACTTTTGATAGTTCTCGCGATATAGATGATGAAGATTGTCATATTCTTCATACGAGATCTTCTTCTCGCCGACTTCAATGTTAGCAATGTGATTTAGCTTGTATGATTCCTGAGATGCTCCGCGCCACGGCAAGCGATAGAGTTCAAGATAGTCCAGAGTAGATACTCCAAGAATATCATAGAAACCCTTCTCGCGACCCATGACTGTATTTGTTCTCTGGTTTACGCGACCCCAAGGAGATAGCGTAGCCATCGCCTTTTCGCCAAGCAATCTGCTAATGCGATTGACGAGATATGGAATATCAAAGAACTTGACACTCCATCCAGTAACAATGTCAGGATAATTCAAAGTCCAGAGTTCAAGAAATCTCTTGAGAAGTTGAATTTCGTTTTCACATTTCAGATACTCAACGCCATCTGGACAATCAAAATCATTGCATCCTAGAGTAACGTAGCTGCCATCAATCTTGATCGTGATTGCAATAATCTCTTCACTCGCAACGTTAGGATCTGGGAAACCGTTCTCGGAAGCAACCTCAATATCAAGAAAAGCAATATTGATCTTTTCAATATCCCAATCAATATCATTTGGATGAGCATCCGATATGAACGCATATTGATAGTTGGTGTTACCATATATCGTGAATCCGCTGACATCCTTGTACTTGTCAACGAATTCACGACAGTCTCTCAAACCACCAGGACGAACAGTATCCACATAGTCGCCATGCAGAGTTCTGTATTCTGTTGGTTTCTTCGATGGCACATATAGAGTTGGTCTGTATTCGATTTTACCTCGAACACGTTTACCATCTCTTACACCACGATAGAGAATATTGTTTCCGAGAACGGAAACGTTTGTATAAAAATCATTCATCATTATTGAATGATATCATAGAATGATGGATCAAACAAGAAGAGTCTTAGGTGGAGTAATGATTCCACCAAAAATTGAATTATAGTTGTTGATCATCTCCTTGATCGGCTTTGCCTCATATACGATGCTCTGCTTTGAGATCATGATTGGCTCATTTTCTGCATATGGCAACCATGGCGCCAAACCAATCGATGGTTGCTGTGGATTGGTGCGACTTGGAACAAGTGCAATCAATACAGCATTTTTTACGGAATAAGAGAGACCCTTATCTTCAACATCTCCGATAAGTTCTTCTCCAGTTAGAAGCTTGATGATTTTGATATTAGCCATTATTCGAACTCCACAATATAATCATAAACACCACGCGGAACCCAGCGATATGGGATCAGCATTTCACGACCACGAAAGTCTTCAAAGTCAATGGTCGGGTCCACTTCATATGACCACATGACCCACTTACCATCATACTTGCGTTGCGTAAATTCAACTTTATTCATCATATTCTCCTTATTGTCTATAAACTTTCCAATTTGAAACAGGCATGATACCATATGCTCTACCTATTCTTTTCTTGTAAGTTAGGACAAAGTCTCCTGCTATTGATATACGTCTAGGTTTTAGATCATCCAGCGTTTTGACTGGCATATCGGGAGACCCAGAACCAGAACCCGATGTGTAATGATATAGTTTACCTGGAAACATGAACATTTGTCCTTCAACGGGATTGAAGAACCATGTAGGACTATTCCACATGTTCCATTTTACAATGTTTGCATTCGTCATGCCATGAAATAATTCATTTGGCTTTTCGTGAATAGCAAAGTTTACTGGCTTATCCATTCCTTCTGGAATCTGAACATAATATACGAAAGATAGATGAGAATCCTGATGATTGTGATATGGAGTATGAAACTCTGTTATGATGTTCAACCAAGTCTTCACAAGATTCAAATCAAACTCATCGTTTACTTCCATTGTCTTCAAGTACTGAAATGCATTTGAAGCTGCAAAATCGAATAGATCACTTAGCTCATCGTCCAGATGTATGTTGACGTTGCCCGTTGTTTCCATCGAGTAGCCATGATCATCCATATGATGAAGAACGCGATTGAAGAAGCGATTCTTGAAATCTTCTTTCTTATCGTAGTGAAATTCTGCGACAAGAGTCGGAAACAAAGGATGTGTAATCATGTTACCGAATCATGATTTTTGTTTTTTGGATATCCGCTTTTTAGTAATTTTAGTTTCATCATCTTTTCCTAACGAGGGATCATGATACGTGGTAATCCACATACCACTATTCTTATCAAATTTTGGATTGTCTATTATAGTACAGTTGTACTTCTTTGTCAATAGTTTTGCCATGCTCTTGGCGCCATTTTCGGAAAAGCTTGATGTGATGATTTTTTCGGATTTCATTTGTAGTTTTCAATAGCATCTTTCAATGCTTCATCTATATTACGAATAGGAAAAATGTTCTTTAGCTTGTTATTATCAAGTACGCAATTAGATCTTGGTGCTTTAACTGCAGAAAAAAATTCAGCTTCAGTAAACCAATCCTTCTTCATGCCCATCATTTCTACTATTTCGCGCGTTGTCTTGCTACCACCATTTGTAAGATTATAGATTCCCGTCTTTGGTCTTTTCGCGATGAAATCAAATACAACATTAGCTACATCATCAACATGACTCAAGCTATTGCGAAAATCAATTAGCTTTGCATATGTTTGCAGCTTTGTGAGAAAATTCTTTGGATGTTTTTCTGACCCAAATGGCATACGAATACGCAATAGATAAGACTTGTTCATATATGGTGCAAGCAATTTCTGCTCTAGAGCCTTTGACCCACTATAGAAACTGCCATTGTCAAAGTTAAAATTTGGCTCATCTTCTTCTGTAAAATCTTTTTCATATCCCGTATATACACATCCACTTGAAATATGAATGATTGGTGTATTCTTGTTTTCCATCTCAAGTTTCAATGGCCACAATACGTTTCCTGCAATCGTATCTTCTTTATGAATTTCACATGCATCTACATTAGGTGAACCAGTATAGCCAGCTGCATTTACAATGATTGTTGTATCTTTTGGAATACTTTCATTGTGACTCAACCAATAAGCCGGAATGTAGCTCTGATATTGTAGCTTGTTCCAAATTGCTTGACCAATATATCCATGCCCAATCAATGTAATCATGATTTTAACAATTCCGGATGATGTTGTGGTATCTCTTTGTTAATGATTTCATCAAGACGCTTTTTCTCCATTTCATACGTTCTCTTTCTCAATTCCGAAGAACCATATATGTGCTGTCTCTTATGATAATGCAATTCGATGCCGTTGTCAATACACCATTGCTTTCCTGTAAAATCTCTATTCAAATATTCATCGCTCAGAAATCTAATGTGAATTGTCTGTGTCATTAGCAATTGCAATAGATCAAATTCTGTTTCATATACAAGAATTTCATCTACATACTTGCAGGCTTGCAATTGAACATATCTTTCATAAATGCTTTGAATAGGCTTATTCTTGATTCCGGGTCTATCAATTGTAGGATCGACTTGAAGTGCAACCTTTAGATAGTCACACAATTCCTTTTCCATCTTGAGCATCGTCACATGACCGGCATGTAACAGATCAAAACTACTACAATTAAATCCTATCTTCATTTTTTTTCATCCATTTTATAGTTTCATCCAGTCCCTCAGAGAGACTATAACGAGGAGACCACTTCAACTCACTTTTAACAATGTCTATCGACATGGAATACCTAGCATCGTGTCCTGGTCGATCATTGACATATTCAATCAATGATTCATTAGCTCCCATCTTCATTAGAATATGACGAACAAGATCAATGTTTCTTATTTCGTTTTCACCACCAATGCAATATCTCTGTTGCATCTGACCATTTTTCATTATGAGATATATTGCTTCGACAGCATCTTTCACATAGATCCAATCACGCACTTGACTTCCAGTTCCATACACAGGAATCTTTTGATTCTTCATGATCCTAGAAATAGTCAGGGGAATGAACTTCTCGGCATTTTGCCATGGACCATAATTATTTGAAGAATTGATTATGATATATGGTAGTTTATAGGTATTACCATACGCTTCTACAAAATGTTCAGCCGCTGCTTTGCTGGCTGAATATGGATTGCGCGGACAAATGTTAGAATATTCATTGAATTTTCCGGGATATGGAACTTCGCCGAACACCTCATCAGTTGATATTTGCACAAATTTTTCTACTTTATACTTTAGTGCAAGATCAAGTAGATTGATAGTACCTATGATGTTTGATTGTACAAATGGTAAGCAATCCTTAATAGATCTATCAACATGACTTTCTGCAGCAAAATGAACTATGCAAGAAAATTGATTTTCCTTGAATACTTCTTCAAGATCTTGTTTGTCTGATATATCGACACAATAAGTTGGTATTTTCATTACGTTGACAAGTTCATCCGAGTTGCTTGCATAAGTGAACTTGTCAACAACAACGATTTGTGCGTTTGATACATCTGTCATGTATTTGACAAAGTTGATGCCTATGAACCCAGCACCACCCGTGACAAGAATCTTTTTCATTTGTATGCCAGCATTTTTAGAACGCTACCGCGAGCAGGTTCTGGGTTTCTCATGTCAGGAACGCGCATCATTTCCTTGAATCCAGCTCGCATCAAATACTTTCTTAGCTTGTCTTCATTGAATCCATTGATATGACCCATGCCAGGAATCTTGTGATCGGTCTCATGCAACCATCCTGCAAATATTACTTCCATTGCATCTTCAAACGGATCCTTGTTCTTGTTTAGCCAATCAACATTGGCCATGATGTGCCAATCTTTCTTGTAGATGCGTTCGGCAATCCATTCGATGTCTGGAGTTGTGATTTCCACGAATCCGCCGGGTTTTAAAACACGATGAATTTCCTTAAGAACATCATCAACAATAAACTTTGAAAGATGTTCAATTACATCCCCAAAGTAAATCTTGTCAGCAACATTTGATTCAAAAGGATATGGCACTTTTGACAAATCATGTTGTACGTTTACATGAGGCCAAGGATTTACATCAACGCGAACTGTCGCATCTGGCTTAGGCCATGGTCCAGAACCAAGATCAATAATCATCACCAATTCCCCATTTTAAATCTATGATATGTTACTTGCTGATCAATCATCATCGAATCATGACCAAAAACTTCACGAGCCATCTTAGGATATATAGTGGTCATGAAATCATTTAATTCTTTCATTGAACTAGTCTTATCATAATATGCATTTCTTGGCGGATGATAGATTGAGGCATTATGGACAACGTGAGCATGAGACTGAGCAATATCACAATATGCCTTGTCCAATCCATATCCAACTTCAAACTCTTTCCAGTTATTCAAAGCTTTGAGGATTTTTGCAAAAACATCAGATCTAAATACAGGAACTCCCATTTCAATAAAATTAGTCTCCGAAAAATCTATTCTTTTATCCTGCTTCAAGCAATCATAGAATATATCAGAACCTTCAGCCATCGATAACTGCCATAGACGAAAATCAAAACGACGAGCCATCTCCAGACCTCTGTTCAAGTTCCAAACGTCTGTGATTTCATCGTCATCAATGCAACCAACATAGTCATACTTTGTGTAATCAAACTGATTGAATACATCGCGAACCATGTGCCACTTATGACCACGAATATGATAGACATAATCATATGTGTTAGGATCTGGTTCAAATCCCTCCTTATACACACAACTTACAATTTCATATGTGCGATCAGGATGCTTTGATCTCCAATGTGCATTCTTGTCGTATCTATCATCGAACTTGTCGGGGTAGTTTCCTGTAGGAACAAAAATTATTGCTTTATTTGTCATAGTTTTTTCCATCTATTCAAAATCAACGACGAAGAATTCTTTTTATCGGTTCCGCCGACACCAACTGCAAAAAGCATTCTATCATCGGCCGCCTCCATTTCCAATTTGCTCTGTCTTGTATCACCTATTCTATCTCCACCATTAGCAAATATGATTAGAGTGTAAGGGTATTTTCTTCTTGTGTCGCGAATAAAGCTAGCTGCACTATCGTCATCATCATTAAATGAAACCGTTTCATCGACCCATCTAATGGACTTAACAATCTTCATTCTTTCTTCAAGAGGAAGAAAAAAGTTTCCTTTTTTGCGAATTAGCCAATTGTCAGAATTAACACCGACAATTAATCTATCAGCAAACATCTTGGCACATCGAAGATATTCGATATGACCAGAATGAATTGGATCAAATCCGCCAGAAACAATTGCTATTAACTCCTTCATTGTCTTATAGACCCATTCTTCAAACATTCGATGTACCAATTATACATTATTTTCAAGCCTTCCTCAAGAGAAATCTCAGGTTTCCATCCCAATCCTGTAGCTTTTGACACATCGGTCAACTTACGCATTGTTCCATCTGGGCGAGAAGAGTCATAAAGAAAATCATCATTATATCCAACTACTTTTGCAAGAATCTCCGCAAAATCGCGAATTTCGAGATCATATCCGGGTCCAAGATTCACGAAACCGCCAGTCTTTGCAAAATCTTCTTTTGGTGCATTCAATACATGAATGCAACCGCGAGCAAGATCTTCTGAATATAAGAATTCGCGACGAGGTGTTCCTGTTCCCCATAAAATAGCTTTGGTACCTTTGATTTTTGCTTCATGAAATTTAGACATCAATCCAGCTACAAGATGATTGTTCTCAGGATGAAAATTATCTCCAGGACCATATACATTACTTGGCATTACTGCACGATAATCTGTGCCATGTTGGCGATTATATGCCTGGCACATCTTGATACCAGCAATCTTAGCGATTGCATACGCATCATTTGTAATTTCAAGATGACCAGTTAGCAAATGTTCTTCTTTAATTGGCTGTGGACATTCTTTGGGATATATGCACGTTGATCCCAGAAACAATAATTTTTGAACTCCGTATCTATGTGCAGTATCTATTACGTTTGTCTGAATGCGTAGATTTACATTAATCATGTCTGCTGGAAATGTGTTGTTTGCGACGATACCGCCGACTTTAGCAGCTGCCAGATATACTTCATCGGGTCTTTCGCTCTTGAAAAAATCTTCGACGGCAATTGGATTAGTAAGATCTAATTCTTTTGATGTACGGGTAACGATATTCGTTTCACCTTGTTGTTGAAGTACTCTTGCAATAGATGAACCTACAAGACCTTTATGTCCAGCTACATATATCTTTTTCATGATAACCTCAATTCTGATAATCGTGATAAATTAATTGACTTCCCAAATAGTCAAAGTTCAAAGGAACTTGTCTTAACTTCAACTTTTCAGCAACTTTCTTTTGCATATGTGGAGGAGTAAGAAATAGAATAAATCCACCGCCTCCCGCACCAAGTAGCTTTCCGCCTACAGCACCCGCTTGAATTCCTTTATCATAGATATCATCTATTTCAGTATTCGTGATTGATGACTCCATGCTCTTTTTTAGTTTCCATTGATCATTAAGAAGATTTGCGAAATCATATATTCTATGTTCAAAAAGAACACGCTCGGCTTCATGTGTAAGATCCTTCATGATATTCAGATCTATCTTTTTTGAACTAATGTTCGTTATCTTTTTCTCGGCAATATCAAATGAATTGCGTAATTTTTCGGTAAAGAATAGCTGAACCCACGATTCAAGTTCTTGCAAGATTTCTTTCTTGATATGCAATGAAAGAACTGTAAATTCAGTATATCCACCAAATTCAATTCGATTGAATCCGCCAAACGCTGCAGCAACCTGATCCTGAGAACCAACAGATTCTCTCAATATGTTTTGCTCCAAATAGATTGCTTTTTTTGCAAGATCTCTTTTAGTGATTTGCTCATTTTTCAGCGTCGATAGACCATGAATCAATGAAACAGTAAAGCTTGAACTTGATCCAATTCCTGTGCGATTGGGTAGATCACCATGATGTGTGATATCAAGACCATCTTCAAAATTCATATATTTTATTGCTTCACGAATGGTCGGCATTTGAATTTCATCAATAGATTTTGTTGTTTCATCATTGAAATAACGAATCTTATATCGATAATCAAATATCTCGGGTAGTTTTCTGAGAACAAGAAAACTGCATTTGTTTATGGAGGTGGACAAAACACACCCGCCGTGCTCGCGATACCATGCCGGATAATCTGTGCCGCCACCAAAGAATGAAATTCTATAAGGAGTTCTAATGATAATCATGATCTCACTTTCAATATTATCTAATCAAAAAATTTCCCAAATTTTTATGTACTCGCATTCTCCAATATGTTAGTAGATCATTCATAGTTTTTTCAAACGATATTTCAGGCTTCCATCCAGTATGTGAAAAAAACTTGTTAGTATTTGGTATTTGCAAATCAGCATCTATCGGTCTTAGTCTACTAGGATCAACCTCAATTTGGATTTTGTCCTTTAACGTAGACATCGATATTAACTTGTTCAAAATATCACCAACTTCACAAGTATATGTTCCACCAATATTGTAATATGCACCTCTTACTGGATTTACAGTTAGTAGCATATAATATGCGCGAACAGCATCTCTTACGTCAGCAATTGTTCTTAATGACTTTAAATTTCCAACTTTGATTATTGGAGATATATGTCCTGCTTCAGCCATAGCAATTTGTTTTGCAAAAGTAGACTCGGCAAAAACATCACCCCTTCTTGGTCCAGTATGCGTGAACATTCTTGTTACTTGAACATTCATTTGATATGCTTCAGCATAGAACCGACCCATCAAGTCAGTACCGCATTTTGATATTGCGTATGGGGATGCTGGATGAAAATTGCATTCTTCATCGATTGGAAGTTTTTCTTTGCTAACTCGACCAAACACCTCGCTTGATGAACACACATGTATATGAGCTAAAGGTGCATATTTTTTACATGCATTCAATAGTCTCACAGTTCCTTGAACATTGACATTCAATGTTTCAATAGGAGCATCAAAACTTGTTTTTGGAAAACTTTGAGCAGCTAGATGAAATACATAATCTGGATTTGACTCCTTTATCGCATTTTCTATTGAAAGATCGTCGTTTAGATCTCCATAAACTAATTTTATACGATTACCAGAATTTATATTCTCAATCAAATTGCTGATATTGTCTAACGGACTTCTCCAACGAATTAGACCAACAATTTGCCAATCTGTATTGGCAAACAAGTAATCAGCAAGATGTGAACCGACCATACCTGTTATGCCAGTAATGAACGCAACTTTACTCATAATCAACTCCAAATAAATTACATTTCACAAGCTGCTATAATATCTCTAACTCTATTCGCGTGAGTATGCTTGTCTTTTACTATCTTCATCTGGTTTAGAATTAGATCTTTTGTTTTTGGATCATTTCTCATATCAAATGCAATAAAGAACATCTGATAAGGATCTTCATGAAATACAATTTCATGATTAAAGAAGTCGTATATTCCCTTTGAATTTGTCGTAGCAAGTTGACCATAGCTAATTGTCTTGAACACTCTGCAGGGAATATATCCACTATTTACATGTGATGTTGGTCGAATGTCTGGAGCCAAAAATGCTTCTAGAGAAGCTTTCTTTATCTGCTCAGTAGTTAATACATTCTGCCAAACGTTGTTGTAATAGAATTTAACATCTCTCTCTTTACAGGCTCTTATGAAAGGCTCAAACTGATCATAATTATCATCACGAATTGTTCCTGTGAAAAATATATGTTTCGGTTCAATCCACGGGGTATGACGATCTTCAAAATCTATTTCATTTGGCATCAAGTCTGTTGCCCACATGCTATAGAAATTATCGTACTCTGCTCCCTTTTCCAAGTAAGAAACATTATCACTTATACAGGTGTATTTTTCTGGCTCATAGGTATATTCCCATAATTGATCAGACCATCCTTTACCAGTTAATGAAAATCTAAAATCAATCAATCGACCAACTCTATTCAAATAATATGAAGGCTCTGGTCTATCAGGCATATTCTTATTGCCCAAACAATGAATCATGTATGTTGATGATTTTCTCAAAGGTAAATTTTTGCTAACTGGATTTCGTGTTCCAATTTGATTTTCTGTTATGATCAATGAATCATCAAAAAACGTCGCATCAACATTATCACGATCGTCGAGCCAATAAACTTCTTCATTCAAGTATTTCGCTGCTTTTACAAAAGCACCAAAGGTATATGCTTGTGTATGACCAGTATCATACTTTGCACCCCAAACAATTATTTTTTTATGTTTTTTCATGGTAAACAAACTTTCTTATTATTTCATAAAGAGTTTTTATATGGTTTTAGTATCGATCTCAAGTTCTCATGTATAATTTATTAAACACTATTGCATCAAACCAATTCAAGAAATTATCGTATATCATACATGATGGTGCAATATTGTGCCTAAACTTTGGTTGTGAAGTTATGTTATAATACATTTCGTCATTATTGTCAA